ATTAGAGGCAAATCACAAAAAAGCTCTTGCGGACATCAATACAGAGGCACAATTAAAACAAATAGCAGAAGACCAAAAGACTAGAGATGCTAAACTAGCCTTTGCAAAAGATACAGTTGATGGCCTTACCGGTCTAGGTAATTTGCTTATCAAAGACCAAAAGAAACTTGAGAAATTTAATAAAGCTTCTGCTCTTATTCAAATAGGTATAGATACGGCTAAAGCAATTAGTGCTTTGGTAGCTAATTCACAGGCTAACCCTATGAATAGTTTAACAGCAGGTGCAGCCGGAATAGCTCAATTTGCTACAGGAATTATTCAGATTGCTACTAATGTTGCTAAGGCCAAACAAATACTTACATCACCGGGAGCTACTCCAAGCGGTGGCGGTGGTGGAGGCGGTGGAGATACAGGAGGAGGAACTTCTGCAGCTACAGCTTTACCACAATCTGCTCAATTATTTGGAAGCGCAAATACAGGTGGAAGCTTTAGTGCAGGTGGTGGCTCTAGTAGCTCATCAATGACAGTAACAGCAGTAGTAAGTGAAACACAGGTAACATCAGTACAAGATAAAATAAACAGAATAAATAAATCAGCAGAACTATGAATTCACTACAAGCAATAACAAACCACATAACAGCATTCTATACAGCACATAAGCAAGTATTCAAAGTAGGATGCGATTTCAAAGAGCAACTTTATAACTTTGCTACTCAAGACGAGAAATATCCACTTGTTTATATTGTCCCTAGCAATGTATTACCAACTGAAAACACGACAGAATTCAGTTTTGATATTTATTGTTTTGACATAATCCAAAAAGATAGAGCGAATATCATAACCATTCTAAGCGATACACAACAGATATTAAATGACTTGTATATATATTATATGGATAGCAATGATTATAGCTTTGACGTAGTAGGTGTTCCTATATTTGCACCTTTAAACAATGACCTGCTAGATTATGCAGCCGGATGGCAAATGTCAATTACATTAACTGTAAATGATTGGACTGATTGCGCTGTCCCAATCTAAACAAATTACTTTATTAATATAATATAGGTATGGCTAATGGATGGTGGGGTGATTGGAGACCCTCTTTACCTGCTCACACAGGAGACTTACAACCAACAGATTTGATAGAGTGTACTTCCATTATAGGAGGACTTCCTGTCAATACTGCTATTACAGGTACTCAAATCATAGCAGCTGCTAGTGGTGGTAGTGCTGTATGGGGAGCTATCACAGGAACGCTATCTGCTCAGACTGATTTGAAAAATGCATTAAATACTAAGCCAACAAATAAGTTAGTTGTAGGGTCTAATATTACAGGCACAACAGCACTAGCTATTAGTGCAAATGCCTTACTACCTGCTAATACTTTAGTAGTGGGTAAGCCTTGTATGATACATTTAAAAGCAAGAGGCAGAAGAGTATTAGGAACTAATGCAACTATCACAATTGGTATGTATAGAAATACAAGCATAGCAACAGCAGGTGGCACATTTATAGGTTCAATCACTATGACTACTATAAATACTTTTGCTATGATTGAAAGGCATTTGTTTTGGGATGGTGTAGCTAATGTATCAGTACAAACACCCGGCACTTTAGTAAGTGATTTAATTAATAATGGAACTTTTACTACTAGTGTTATTAACCCTGCAGTAGATAACTACTTTCTATATACTATTCAATTAGCCAATGCTTTAGATACAGGTCAAATGCAATGGGGCTTATACATATTATACATTTAACTAATGGGTAGATACGCAAACACAGGAGAATTTAACGTACTATATCCTACTCGTAGGAGGATGGCTACTATATTAAAACGAATTATACGAGATGACATTATTAATCCAACAGGAAGTACACTAGTAGATAGTATTCGAATCAATGCAAAGATAACAGGCTTTGAAGTTTTAGAGATTCAAATCGTAGCAGCTTACTATTTTATATTTCTTAACAATGGGGCTTTCTTATGGAATGAGGGCAGAATTGTACCAAGGGAATTTGTAGAAAAATTTACATATGAATTAGATAGTGCAGGAATAACAAAAGAAATTTATTCTCAATATGTTGAATGGTTAACTACAAAATATAAGATTTTAGACGTTGCTCCAATACTAGAAAAAGACCAAAAATTGGTGTATACATTTGAAGCATTATTTGCTCCGCCTGACTTTATTCAAGGTGTTCCACTAAGAGTTTAACTTTTAAATTTGAGGCTCTACACCCTTGATGTTTATTGAGTTTTTCATTATCTTTAGTTTTAGGTATAATCTATCGTCAAAGTATTAAAGTCTCTTAAATCGCTTTAAAATTATATTTAAATGCATTTGTGATTTTGGTGATTATATCTCTAATTCTTTTTTCATACCCATCATATTGAAGACATAAGTAAGGGGAAGGCCTCCAATTTTATCGCTTTTTGTAAGGTCATTATTACACAATCCGTAAATCATTCTTTCCCAAGACCACTTAGAATCTTTCTTATTTTCCTCTTCCTCTTTTAATTCTTCCGGAGTTAATTCTGCTTTCTCTTCCGGAGTTAATTCCGGTAGCTCTTCGCCTTGAAATAAGTTTTGGTAAGTCTTTAAAAAGTTTTCTCTGAACTTTAAGAACTCGCTAATGATTCCATAAACATCTGTAATTGGAAGGTCTAGAAATTTGTCAGCTCTGATAGTACAATCGTATTCATAAGGCTCAATAATTTCTTCACCCCATTCATTAATCTTTGTTTGTCTATATAGAATGCCACAAATATTTGCAAGATTAGAAATGTAGTTATTTGTAAAATAATAATCTAAATCAATGTACTCATAAAGACAAAGTTTATTAAATGGCTTTACCTTCATACCTATAAGCTCTGACTTGTATTTATTAGATGGCTGAGATAACGCCCATTTGCATTCTTTAACTATCTTAAACATCTCATCTACATCAAGATTATCAATCACGTCAGTAGGCTCATTACATATAATAGAAAGTACTTCAGTATTATAGTAATAAGCACCCTGTTCTTTGTCTATCTCAGATATCTCAATAAATTGTTCAACTGTTATTTCACTCCACTTCTTGGGTAGGTACATTCTCTATTTGTTTTTTAATCTTATTAGCTACGAACATAATGTAAGGGATGCAAATCTCTGCTTTCAATTTTCTTATGTGCTTAGATTTAAGCTTAAGATGTGCCTCAGAGTAATGTTCAGCTGTTGTTAGATGGTCAGCCTTAAACATTACAGCCATCATATCAGAAATATAACCCTTTTGCTTATGAATAGCTATCTTTTCTATGAGCTTTGTCTCTCGAACTGTTAACTTTAACTCAGCAGTATAGGTGAATCCGTCTAATTCTAAAACTCCTACAGGCTCAATATCACCCATTGCCTCGGGAACGGTGTTAAATTCTTTTACAATATCAATAAAATCTGCAATATCAAAGTCAAAAAATTCCTTTTCAGGGATTCCTAGATACTCAAATATCTGTAAATGTCTATCAACAGGGTCAATTTCTTTATTGTTGTTGATATCTGTAATCGATTCAAATTGTTCGATTGTTAATTCCTCAATTCTGTTGGGAATCTCCCTTCCTAAAATAGTTACCATAGTTAATTTTTTTACAAATATATGAATTATTATAATATAGGTATGGCAAAAGATAATTTACCTGTATACAAAATCACGATTGACCCCGAATACGCTGAAAATGGGGAGGATTTAGGCATTGAACAAATAGCCTTTACCTCAACACCGGCCATTAAAGTAATGGGGTTAGCTTTCAATAGTCAAGTTAAGCCAATGATTTTCACGGACGATTTAAAATATCGTATCGTAGCACCTGCTCTAATCCCTATGGAAATCTACCGAAAGGATGACGAGGACGGTAAGGAATATTTCGTGAAATTTACTATTGAGGAGATTGAAAAAATTCATTCCAAATTTATGAAAGATATGTCTAACAAAGACTTATTCAATCTAGAACACGATACAGATAAAACAGTCCCGGCTTATGTTTTGGAAGCTTGGATTGTGGATACTCCAAAGGAAGATAAGGCATACTCATCATTCAACATAGAAGTTCCGGAAGGGACTCTTATGGTAACAGCACAGGTAACCGACAAAGAATACTATAATCAATTAGTAGCAGATGGTCAAGTTGGTTTTTCAATCGAAGGATATCTAGGTATGAAATTAAAAGAAGAGAAACAATTAAAACTAAATAATATGAATAAATTACCGGATGGTGAACACTTAATTGACGGCAAAATCTACGTTGTTGTTGATGGTGAAATCACTGAAATTAGAGAAAAAGAAGAGGAAGTAGTAGTAGAAGAGGAAGCAATGGCTGACACAGTAGTTGAAGAGGAAGTTGTGGAAGAGGAAACAATGGCAGTTGACCCTACAATGGATGCTGAAGCTATACTAGAAATAGTTCGCCCATTAATTACAGAACAAGTTGATGCACTAGTTGCTATGATAGCTGACCTTAAAAATCAGTTAGAAGAATCATTAGTTACTGAAACAGAAGAAGAGGTTATGGAAGAGGCTGTAGCGTTAAGCGTACAACAAAGACTTAGTATATTTAATAAATTTAACAATAACAAATAAAACAACAAACAATGAGAAAATTAAAATTTGATTTAGTTAATGGTGCAGGGGCAACTCTTACACCAAATGCAGAGAGCTTTTACGCTCAAGCTTACCTAGGAAACAGCGAAATCGTTGATAACTTCCGTACACTACCGGGTGTAAAATTTGAGGTTAAAATTGGTACTGTTACTTTTGGTGACATTTTACAACCTTCAACCTGTGCTTTTACTGCACCTACAGATACTTTGAGTGCAAAATCGATGTCGGTGTGTGCCTTAAGCAGCATGGCGCAGGTGTGTCAATTTGATTTGGAGCAGTCTTTTGTTTCTTTGCAAATGGCTCAAGGTTCTAACGGAGATTTTTCCGTTGCATCTTTTATGTCATTCTATTGGTCAGAAATGGCTAACTCTATCAATGGTTCTATTGAGTCATTAAGATGGCAAGGTGATAGCTCTTTGCTTCCTGCTAATCCACTTTCTTTATGTGATGGTTACGAAGTACAATTGGGTGCAGTTGGTTCAGGTGTTATCCCTTACTCTATGACACCTACGCCTACTTTTGCTCAGTTATTAACTGACTTAGAGGCTGCATTTGCTTTAGTACCTGCTAACATT